CTGCCAATAAGAATCTTATCTTGTGTTATGTTTACATTGGGCGTTACTTCTTCTTTAAATGCTCCGCCTGCAGGTGCAAAAGAACATGCAATTGTTCTATCAAGTATCCAGGTCTTTTCTACGTTACCGTAAACTCCCTGCTCAACTATTGGATGATAAACATCTGCAAGCATTGGAAATGCAAAGTCTGGCTCTTCGCATATCATTAAATCACACCTGGCTTGACAATGGTCTTAACATATTTGTCAAGTATCTTATCAACTAAGAAGTTCCCAGTACCGCCAAGCATTGCCTTATCAAACTGAATTCTAAACTGATCTGTGTTGTAGGCTGTTATATATCTCTTGTAGTAATCTAACTTACCACATTTAAGATCTTCTATCAATAGTTTGGCTGCGTACTCTACGTCATCAGGTACTTTAAGATATCCGTGGTCTACAACAAATGTGTAGTCATATCCTGATGGGAAAGATATTCCTTCATATCCATAGTAACCAAGATCTCCACTTGCAACTGGTAGATTCTGTGCTGTTGACTCATACCTATTTAACTCAAGAACATCTGCACGAACTCTCTGTATAGCAGTCTTGTCTGGTGTTATTGCATACTGATAGTCACCAAGGTCTGGGTTTGATTTATCATAGACTAAAACGTTATTCTCATAAACCTTAAATACTCTATAAACCTTTTCCCATAAAGAAAAATAATCTGAGCCATTTCCAGTTCCAACTACTGTTATCTTTTTGTTATAAAATCCTTCTGGCACAAATGTGTCTATCATTGATCTTGCTACTAATTCTAAAATTTTATATTCTGCAATCTCTGATGCAGTTGTTCCTAATGTATTTGGATCTACATATGGTCGGATTAGTTCATAGAACTCTTCGTGAATTAATTCTTCACCCTCGCCAATATTGTAAATCTCTACTCTATAGTTATTGTCATATCTTCCAGGGAGTTGAATGTTTATATCGTCTCCTGTTGACCATCCTAAAAATTCTAAAACCTGTACTGAAAGGTCCGCCATATCTGTTACTCTTGCGTATATATCTGCATCTTCGTACCCTAAAGGTACAACAAAATTTACAACAATGTCGTCGTATGGCGGAACTCTCAATATCTCCATGAATTACTTACCGAATTCCTTGGCAACTTCTTCTGGCGTTGCTAGACGAATATGTGAACGAGTGAGCCACTTTTCAGAAGCATCCTTGCTAACAATATTGTAGCCACGATAAACCTTGCCTACCTCTGACCAAGTAACATTCTTCGTTGAATAAACTGCTACCTTTTCAGAAACTAATACTTCAGCCTTTTTCTTTGCGGAGCGTGGCTGACGAACTGTTGTAGTTGCTCCTATTGCACCATCTCCTACTGGACCAAGTGCTGGAACTTCTTCTACGTGTGAATCGTATGTTGGTGTTGTAATTGCGCTAACTGGCTCTTCAACAACTGGTGCTGGAGCCTCTACTTCAGGTTCTGCTGGAGTCTCAACGACTGGTGCTTCTTCAACAATAGGTGTCTCTTCGACAACTGGTGCTTCTTCAACAACTGGGGTTTCAACTACTTCTTCTTCTGATGTAGGATTATTTGTATATTCCATTTTATTCCTCCTGAATAGTATTATATCATTATAAGTAGTAAGGGGAGCAGGAGAATTAACTCCCACTCCCCCTAATTTTTAACTGTTTACAGATTATGAATCTGATTCAGCATCAGCGAATGCGACAGCATCTTGTTCTTCCCATTGAATACCGAAGCGAACGAAGACTGTATATTCTACAGTGTCCTTCTTTGGCTTGTATTCACGGTTTACAGTGATGTCACGCTGGAATCCCCATACACGGTTCTGTGGGAATGTCAAGTCGACATATCCTGCAGGGTAGTATGGAACTTCCTGTACGTCAATTCCGAGAACACGTGTTGTACGTGCTCCACCGAATGTCTGTGCTCCACCGTCAAGGTATGCTTGACGATTAGTTGGAGTTCCGCCAGCCTGTGAAGCAAATGCTTCAGCAACTGCGTCTGCTAGGGTACCGTTATTCTTAACGATTCCCTGGAATGCATCTGTACCAGCATAGAACTTCAAGTTAGACTTGATAGCACGATACTTGCGTGGCATTGCAAGAATGATGTTCTGCATTACATCTGTTGTCCAGGCGTTATTAGCGACTGTTACAACTGACTCATGAGCATCTCCGTCAGTCTTTACACGGTTTACGAAACCGTTTAGGATTGAAGTAAATGCGTTTGAACCTGTTCCTGTTCCGTTGATTGCAAGGTCTTCGATATCATTACCGAAAGCGTTTGTCATCAAGCGTACAATGTGATCTTCTAGTGCTGCACCTTCGATGTTATCTTCTAGTGCTTCTGCAGATACTTCCCAGTCAAGACGAATCTTCTTTGTAGTCAATTCAACCTTTGAGAATGTTGCACCTGCGTTTGTGTAATCGCCAACTGCTTGCGCTGCTGCACGAATAACACGCTCTCCGACGTTTACCTTTTCGAGTTCCATTGTATTGGCTCTCATTGTAACGCGACGGCCATCTTGGGCGAGAATGGTAGCATCCCACACGTAGTCAATAAAACGACGTGCTTGCTCTGGGCGTAGGATACCTGATCCAGCCTCACCTGAAGGGTTAACTGCATTTGGTCCAGATGTTACTCCTGATAGTGCTGTTGGGATATTACCCAAGACACCACCATCGGTGTAATTACCTGGTACGTTTGAACCTGCTTCAGATCCAGATGCGAATGCACCTTGTCCCTGATACAGTCCTGGTGCTGTTCCACCAAGATTACCTGAAGTTCCAGGTTGGTTCTTTTCTATATTTTGTTCCGACATATTGTCACCTCCTGTGATTTTTTACTTATTAATTAAATAAGTCGGCTGTTTTGAGGAAACTACCGCCCCATAGGGATTTTTCAACCGTTTCAGGTTGATTCTGTACTATCTCGCCGAGATCGCCAGACTTTCGGAAAGCAGTGTCTTGCTCTACAAGTTCCACACGCTTACCAAATTCATTGAATCCACTTGATACTGTTGCAATATCTTTTGCAACTGCTTCAAATGAACTTTTTGCTGTTTCAACATCAACCTTTGAAGACTTAAGCATTTCTACTTCTGCCTGCAATGAGTTAACCTTTGAAACTAGATCGCTAAAGGCTGATTCTAGAGTGTTCTTGATTTCTACAGTTGAATCAACTGCTTCATCTGATTTAGATACTTCTGTAACTTCTTCAACTACGTCAACTGCAGAAGTCTCTTCAGACTTTGCAATCTCTTCAGATGCTGGGGCTTCATCAGCCTTAATAACATCTTCTGTAGTTGTTTCAACTACTGCATCAACCTCTGGAGCGACCTCTGACTTTTCTACTTCTACTGCTGCTTCTGTTTCAAGAACTTCTGCAACTGCTTCTGTCTTTTCTGTCATAGGTTGTACCTCCTTGTTAATCTTAGAAGTATTAATGCCTTTAGCACTATCAACTAAGAATTTTATCATTGTTACTTTTTCTTTATCCGTTTTTTCAACGAAACCTATATTTTCCATTTGTTCACCGTTTATTGGACTAGTTTCTGACTCATTCTCAGATGCCAAAACTATACCATTTGCTTTATCGTAAAAAACATTTTCTAAAACTGTTGCGTCACCCTTAAATACATCTACTCCGTCTACCTTTTCAACAGATACAATGTTTGCAAATTGATTTGCTGGGGAATCTACAAGACTCAACTCAACTAAATCATATTCTTTAATAACTCTAATTTGTGTGTCTGACTTTTCATCATATGCGTCATCCCACTTATTCATTCTTCCGCCAATAGAAAAACCAGTTAGCGTTCCATCTAGAACTTTTTCCCAAGTATCTTGTGCACCTTTTGAAACATATGCGGAGACAAAAACACCCTTATAAAACTTCTTTGATTCTGGATCAAAGTACTTGTCTTCTTTAAAGTTAACCATCTTACCAACTGCTAGTGGTTGGTGCATTTCTCTAATGTTCCCACGGAATTTTGCAAATGCTGCCATTGATGCTTCTGCTGTTACGATGTCATCTTGCTTATCAATATTGTCAAGTGATGCAAAGCCTGAGACGATTCTTCGCTCTTTATCTACCTTACTAAAAGGCATCGAAAGTCGGAGATTATCTCCCTCTGAATTCCAGTGTGCTTTAGATATAATCATGGTTATTCTATTATATACCCTTTTTTATTGAAGTATCACTATTTGGACATATCGGACACATCGTCAACTTTACGACCTTCGCCTTTTGGATTTCTTCCACTTACTGTGGCTGGTCCGTCAGACTGGTTATTAGTTCTTTCTGTGTCTCTTTGTCTATCTGCATTATCATTTGCTGTGTCTTGAGGTTTTGGATCGAAAGGCTCGTTACCGCCTTCAATCTGTGGAAGACCAAGAAGTTCTCTACCTTCATTTGGTAGCATAACCTGAGTCTTAACAAGTCTTTCAAGTATTTGTGATTGAGCAATTT